ATCAAGGCAGCGAAGGCGGGGCAACTGGCGAAAGAGTATGCCGCGCTGACGAGTAATCGCCTGTCGGATGACGCGATAGACACGCAGCATCGGGCAGATTTGACGGCGAAGTGGACGCAGTTAAACGCCTCCTGCCCGTGGGTGTCCGGTTGCCCGGTTCCGGCGCAGGCGGCGTTACTCGATTTGTCGTTTCAGGTGGGAGCGGAAGAAGTGAAGCGGGGATTTCCGAAGCTCTGCGCCGCCTGCCAGGTGAACGATTGGGCGACGGCGGCGCAGGAGGTTATCGTTCCGGCGGCTCAGGCTGCGCGGAATCAGTGGCGTCAGTGGCAGTTGGCGGCGTGCGCTTCGCAATAAGTGACATTTCGATTTCCATGCCCGGTTCGCACCTCGGCGGCCGGCGGATCACTTGGGCGGCCATAGCTTGCAGGTTCATCGGTTGGTCAACCCATTCCGCAATCAGCTTGGCGGAGGCAGCGGGGTTATCCAGGATGTTCTCGAACGAGAGCCGCTTTACCGTGGCGCCCGCGCCCTCCAAACTGCGGACAGCGGCGGCGGTGTCGGCCCAATACGAAGATGCGATCGCCTTCCATGCGTTCGACGGGATTTCAATACCGGCGATGGCTCGGAGAAATTTCACCTGTGACCGCGCTTGCTGATTGCGGTCCCGGTACAGCCATATCGCCAATACGCCGTGAAGGTCGCTCCACGCTGTAATCTGCGGGTCCAGCACCTTGACGGCTTTCCCGTGGACCAATGGCCTCAGAGCGTCCTCTGTGCGCGAAAACCCGACCTCGGACGGCTCGAACGCCGGATAATCCCCGAAGACCGGATACCCGCCCGCCTGAAGCATCTGCATGACCAGCGAAGAACCGCACCGGCCATGCCCGCAAACAAATACCGTTTTACTCATTTAAGCGTTCGCCTCTTTCTTCTCGCTTCGTTTCGTTATCTTTCTGAAAACACGGTGCTTGCTTATTTAAGCGTTCGCCATCAACAACATCTGCGGGCATGAGCGGCCAGCTGTCAAGGAATACTTGACAGCTCAAAGGCGCAATCGGAGACATCGCCAGTGTCCGGCACAATCGTCAGGAACTCCCGCGTCTTAATCCGCCGCAGAGCCGAAACGAGCATCAGTATTTCCGAACTCTGGTTCGTTTCCCGGCGGGTGGCCTGGCAGACCTGCGAGATGCGGTCGCCGAGATGCCACAACAGGCCGTAGCCGGGATAGATTTCCATGTCGGACTCGCTTATCAGACCTTCCGGCACCAGAAAGAACCGCTCGCAGCCCATCCCGCGTTCGCCAGTCAGTGTCGATTTGTCCTTGTTCCGCAGGAAGTCAGATCGGCTGACCTTGCACTCCACCAGGATTGAGCCTCCGGCCCGCCAGCCGATTGCATCCGGCGTTTCCCATGCAGCGGTGACCATTTCTGACAGAACTACGCTGCACCGCTTGGTGTTCGTGAGCCAGCGAACGGCGGCCTTACGCAGATCCTCGTGGGTCATAGAGCCTTCCCGGCGTGGGAGCGGGGGAGTCATGCCGGAAACTCCCGCACTCTAAGTTCTTCCGGCCATTCCGAAGGATCGGCCCCGGAGCGGTCCTTCAGTCGCAGGTAAGCCTCGCCAGCGTGGGCACTGATCCCGACTCCTACCGGCCAACTGAGGATGGTTTCTTCAGCCGCTAAATATGGCTGCGAACCCATCTGCTTTACGAAACACGCTACGCCAGCTTCGCGGCATTGCTCGACGGTTTTCCGCGCCCACGCCACATTGAAAAACCGCGCTGCCGGTCCTGACTCACCGCCGACGATGATCTGGTCCAATCCAGACATATCTGAATGGTTCGTAAACCCACCGCGTTTGGCCCCGAGTTCAGCAAAACGTCCAAACGCTATGACGCCGTATTCGTTCCAATAGCCGCGACGTAAAACATCGACGCGATGCCCTTGTTTGTTTGGCCACTCGATACTTGTGAAATCCACCGGACCCAACGCCGGTTCATAACTGACAAACCGCTTTGCCGCTGGCGTCTGGAGCAGCAACGGTATCCGCGCATCGGCAGTCGTCTGGTCTTCGACGGAGACACCGAGCCAGACGTTTGGAAGCGGGCCTTGTCCCTGAAGTGGACGAGGAGCGTATTTCTGAAACTCCGGGTATCCTAGCGTCATGGCGATCTTGTCCCGGCAATAATCGTCGTTCGCCCATTTCAGCATCCGTTCCGGCCTTTTCGTCAACACCTGATACGTGATATGCGGCGTCAGGGCCATCACGGCGAACACCCGGTCGATGGCTTCGTCAGGCAAGTCTTCGTGGAACAAATCGCTCATCGAGTTGACGAAGACGCGCTTCGGCTTCCGCCAACTCAGCGGCTCCAGCAGCTTCGACTCGATCAGCTCAACCGGCTCCTTCCAGCGCGGGCCTGATGGTGTCATCACGGCGAAAGGTTTCCCGGTAGTCGGTGAGTTCAGCCCCGGCAGACCACGCGCGGAAAGGCGCTCCGCGTAGCAGTTCTTGCAACCGGGGCTGATCCGAGTGCAGCCACGAATCGGGTTCCACGTCTCGTCCGTCCATGCGATGTCAGTCTTTCCCATCTGTCTTCTCTTTCGTGCGTCGCATTCAGTATTTCTTCCCGTTGGCGGATTTTCGGTGCTCGATGCTGTGGTCTATTCGTGTGGCGTTGTAGGCCATCTTCTCCTGATATGCGGCCTCCAGATCGAGCCCCATTCCGGCTCCGATGTCGAAGATCCGAATAATGGCGTCCACAAGCTCAACCTCGAACATGGCCCGGTGGGGCAGCTTGTCATCCATAAGGTTCTTGCGATGGCCCTCCATAGCTTCGCTGATTTCGGAGTGGACCAGGCAAAGCAGTTCGCCCACGTTGCGCTTGATTGGCTCCCCCGTTTCGATGTGCGTCCACCACTTCTTGTTCGCTTCGTGGACCTCGGCGGCATAGCTGTTCAGTGTCTTCATTTCGGCTCCTTCGCTTCCCACGTCGGGCAGTTGGTAACGTGTGGCAATATGCCGCATTTACTAAACGCCATTTCAGCATTTAATTCGCTAATGCACCACGGAAAATTTTCCACTCGCGGCACGGGCCACTCGCACCATCCCTCTTTACGCCCATTGATTTCCCCCTCTTTCGTCATCTCAAACCTCGCCCACTTGCAGGTCGCGCAGCCGCGCTGTTCAGGTTCCGCCATCAATTTCCTCCCATTCCTCGCCCGACAATAATTTCAATAGCCATTGCGACTACTACCACAATGACTATTACTATGAACCAAAACGGGACGTAGATTGTCATTTCGATTTCATCCTCGGATGGTTGCGTAAGAAATCACAGGCACGTTCAAATAATTTTTTCTCCTGAAGTCCCTCCCGCATACGCTCGCACATCTTGCCCATTTTTATTGATACCCGACGGTACTTTCTCCTCGCCTTGCGACGATCCTGCATGGTCATAGTATTCATTTCGGCTCCTGAATCGAGTAGCCCGCATCGGACAGCGGCATCCAGTCGCTCATCCCAGAACCTTCCTTTTGCGTCTTTATCCAGCAGAGTTTCTTGCCGTTCAAATGTTTGTCTAGCGAAGTGTCGGCCCAATCGTAAAGCCGCGACATAAGTTCATCGAAGTCATAAACGTCAATGTCCGCACAGCATGACATATAACGAAACTCATCAGACAGACTTTCTTTTTCGCGATCATTTGATTTAGCCGACGCAGGAAGGGTTAAGGCGTCTAACCTGTCTGCGATTACGCCAGCGAGTTTTATGTAGTCATCCCCGAGCGAATGATACTCAGGAGCAAGATTCAGTTCAGTCAACCAATGAGCCATCGTCGTTATCCTTTCGCCTTCTGCGCGAACTTCTCGGCACCGTACTGCCCCTGCGTCATCTCCACAATCTGAGCTACGGTGTACGTTTTGCTGAGATCGTGTCCAGCCGCCTCGACGAACATCTTCACGCCCGAAGCGCACGCGCCCGTGACGGCACGGTAAATGCCGATCCACTCCGCGCCCGTAGCTTCCTTCGGCAACTCACCGTCAAACTTGGCGACGTGCTTATAGACAAGGGATTCGCGGGCCTCTTTAATCGTCTTCCCGTGAGCAGTTGTACCGTTTTCGTCGCGGACCACATAGAGAACATCGCCGTTATCGGCCTTTACTTTCTTGACGTTGCCCTTTGCCGAGATGACGCGGGTGAATACGCCATCGGAAAGATCGACCTCCACCCATTTACCGTCCTCTACGATGTACCAGCAGTTCGGCTTCAGTTTTTTCCCATCGACAAGATCGGCCTTCCCGCCAACTGGTTTGTATTTTTCGTTTTCGACAACGTACTCAGACGCCATTAAAAGGTTGCCAATATCGCCACTCACCGCAGCACGATAGCCAAGCGCAGACGCGGCGCTGAAGTTCCCGGATGATGCGGACGTGCTGCCGTTGCCGGAGGATGCGGACTTGCTGTAGTCGCCGGAGGATGCGGACTTGCTGCCGTAGCCGGAGGATGCGGACTTGCTGTAGTCGCCGGAGGATGCGGACTTGCTGCCGTAGCCGGAGGATGCGGACGTGCTGGAGTCGCCGGAGGATGCGGACTTGCTGTAGTCGCCGGAGGATGCGGACGTGCTGCGGTCGCCGGATGATGCGGACGTGCTGCGGTCGCCGGATTTCTTTTTTTCAGCGTTTTTGTAAAACTCTTCAAATCCTGTAGTCGCAAGAGCGAATACGTCGGCCATGCCGTCGATTACGAGTTCTGCCTGAGTCTTTTCGTTGTTCATTTTCGTTATCCTTTCACCAGCCATGCGACTATTGCAGCAACAAATGCAATCAACATCGTCAGTGCGATTCTGGTAAATCTTGCCCTTCTTGCTGCGGCTCTTGCTTCAGCTTTCTGATTCAAAAGCCGAACCATGTTTTCACCCCTGCGAGTGATTGACCGAGATAGAGCATCATCACTCGATGCGCAGATCCTATAAGTTCCTGTGTTCATTTTCGTTATCCTTTCGCCAACACTATTCATATCCCGCGCGATTCAAACCAAGACCTGTCGTTATTGATAGGGTTTGCCATGGGGTGTTTCAGACAGCGGAGAATTCTATCATCTTCCGTGTCATTTTTTCGGCTTTTCCCTGACACAATAATTCGGGTCATCTTTGTTGATGTTTCTCCCATAAGCCAGCAAGAATGGTGTTGCGACCAGCAAACCATTCTCCATTTGATAACTTTTTTCATTTCACCAGAAAGTAAACCACCGCGCCGCCGAGCACTCCCGCCGCCAGCGAGGCGCACGCCAGCGTAGTCCTGAGCAGTGCGCAGCGACGGTGCATCACCCATAAGCGATACTCCAGCGGATCGTGTGGCGGATCAGCCGGGATGATGACGCGCCATTCGCGCCGCGCCAGCGCAATATCGTCAGGCGTCCAGAGTTGGCTCATGGATTCAATACTACTCTACCGCCGCATGTACCGCAAGCGAAATTTCTGTGATAAATTCCCACCATTGAGCATCGGATTCTCGTTCCCAACAGTTCTGGCACAATTCGCCGCCATTCCCATCAGGCCATCCTTCCGCCGGTGCTTTACATTTAGTGCATCCCATCGTGCTGCTCCGATCTTTCGCATTCATCGAATCGGGTTAATGCTTTCATGTGCCACAGGGCTTCGTAAGTCCCGCTAACCCCATATCGGTTTTTGGCGATTTTGAGCCAGCTTTTGATTGGTCCGCGTTTCATACGTTCGCTCGATGGATCGTTCTTAACCGCTTTCAAATCATCGGAATCGTAATACAGCATCAGCACGCCGGCGGCGTCTTCCTCGATAGCCCCGGTTCCCCGAAGATCGTTCATTTCCAGTTCCGTACGGCGTTCCGTGGCGTTGGTCCTGCTCACCTGAGATACCAGAATCAACGGTACGTCCAGTTCCACCGCGATTTCCTTCGTTGCCCTGCTGATAGCTGTGAATTTCTCGTATTCTGATTTCTGTTTTCCGGTGGACCCCATCAGTTGCATGTGGTCGATAATCACCAGTCCAATGCCCGCCTGTGCTTTCATCCGTTTGGATTCTTCAATCAAAAATTCAGGTGTCACGCCAGTTTTGGTTGTGCAGTACATGGGGGCGCGGGCCAATCGTGAGGTGGATTCGCGTAATGCTTCCTCGTATTCAGCCAGCAATGCAGATCCCTGATCCATGCGCTTGAGCCTGCGATATGCCGATAAATCGACCCGCGCCTGAATCGCCGCCATCCTTTGAAAACAATCCCGATATCCCATCTCCATCGAAAACATCAGAACCGAGGTCCGCTGCGATAGGGCCGTCCCGGCAAATTGGAGGGCCAGCGATGTTTTTCCCTGCCCTGATCGTGCGCCGATTACATACACTTCCCCGTTCCGTAATCCGCCTAGTTTTTTCGTCAGACCGGGGAATGGCGTCGGAATTCCCTCATTCTCCAGACTTTTCCAAAATCCGTCATATCCGCCGGCCTCGTGTACCGCCTGCCCGAATGACCGCAGCCATTTGTCGTTCTCGTGCGGGATGGGAGCTTCAAACTGGAATTCCGGGTTCCAATCCGGTGCGGATTCATACAGGGCCAAAAGGTCATTTCCGGTCCTTCCAGAGGCCAAAAAATCGGAAACATCGCCCTTGAGCGGTAAATCCGGTATCTCGACCAGTTTTAAATTGGCCGCTGTTGGCGCCAGGAGCCTCGCCACGGCCTCCGCGTGCTTCCTCCCTACCTCGTCGTTGTCCGCGAGGATTGCAACGCGTTTAGCGGCGAAATACGGAACAAGCTCTGGTTTGAAATTTCCGGCTCCGCCGTTGTTGCAAGTTGCCACCAAACCGACCCGCTCGAGCGAATGCACGTCTTTCTCGCCCTCGACGACGAAAATCAGGTCGCTGGTGGCAAATTTCGGGAGCCGGTACGGGACGAGTGGCACGTTTCCGAGGCCGAAATCCCATTTCCCTGGATGGTTCCGAGTCGGGCGGCGTTGCAAAAACCGCTTCTTGCCATCCGGCCCCGGCGTCTTCCGCACTACCTGGTACAGCAAATTACCCTCTGCGTCCGTGTAATTGTAAGTCGCCACGTAATCGCGTTCCTGCCAAATCGGCGCGGGCCTGCCCACAAGTCGGAAGACTTCAGCCTTGGCCCGAATGAAATCACACGCGGCAAGTTCCATTTCCAGCGAAAAAACATCCCATCCCCGATTGCATTGCGAATGGCAGAAACTTTGCCCGGTTTCCACATCCACGGCAAAATTCATGTCTTTGCCGCCATGCACAGGGCAGGGACCACGAACCGATCCCTGAATCCGCCGCAATCCCGGCACGCGAGTGCGGTAGTACGTTTCGATTTCTGGCTTTTCGATTTGGATCAAAAGTCATCTCCGATCAGGCCGGGATTCGGTTGCCCGCGATGTTGCCCCGGCCATGCTTCCGGCTGGCTGGTATCCGGTTCATCGAAGAACCGATGCGATTGAATTACCGGGCGCGGTTCGTCTTCCCATCGCCTGTTATTCAGCCAGGTGCTTGCGTGGATCGGATGGTCCATCGCCAAAATCCGAGCCGTCCAGTTTTCCACTCCGCGAACCACTGCATCGCGTTCCTCGGGTTTGATCTTGCGTGCGGCTTTCTCGGCAGCGGGTTTGTTTTCCTTCACCGGCCAAGCCTTCCAAAAAACCTCCGCAAACCAAGCGGCGGTAGCCGCGCGTTGTTGTTGTTGTTTTGGAGTAGCAGAAGCAGAAGCAGAAGGAGAGCATTGCGATTGCATTGCCAGTGCATCTGCGGTCGCATTGCCATCGCATGAGTCTGGCATATGCAGTGGCATAGGTGTTTTGTTGAGCCAACGGGACTTAGCCGACAATTTTTGTTTAGTTGAGAATTCGATACTCGCTTGTCTTTGCCTTTCTTGTTTTTCATTTCTCCACCGTTTTCCGTCAAAAAAAAACGATTTTTTTACAGAATTCCAGAGTTTTTTCGTCTCAGAACGGCCTCCACCAAGTACCTTGTGAAGCTGTTCCAGGTGCTCCGGTAGTCCATCATTCAGCCATGCGTAGTTCAGGCACGTGACGTAAAATCCCCGTTCCGCGAACGTCATCAATAGTACGGTTTCGTCCGTTTCCCAGTCTTTCGGGTACCACTGGAAAGATGGCGATTTGCTCATTGCTGGTCCTCTGTACCGTGGTCTAAGCCCTGAATTTTGTACTTGGGCAGGCCCGCTTCATAGATCAGTTGCAAGGCCGTGGCGAACAGGAATTTGGCCTCTTGTGGTCGCTGTTCGTCGGGTAGGAAGCCGCTGGATTTCCATGCTTTCCGTAACGCCTTTTTTAAAGCAAACGGAATCATGGAACTATGGTCCTTGCACATGAATCCACCTGATGCTTTCCGGCACCCCGGAACATGGCAATGCGATGTTTTTGTCTTCAGATCAACCTCACACCCCGATTCTTCGGAAGGTGGCCGGGACCGTCCTCGGGGTTGAAAAGGACGATCCCTGTAATGCCAGTCCCGCGTCGGAGCTACCCGACAAATTTACTATACCGAAAAACTAGTCTTTTGCAACGGCTGTTTCTTTCGATTCGCCCTTTGCCGTGGCTATCAATTCCGGGCCGAGTTGCCGACGGTATTTGTTGACCAGTTTCAGGCCAAGCGCGGCCTGCCGTGGGTTAAGATGCGCTCGTTCGGCCAATGAGTGTCCAATAGCGACATCCATCTTGGAGTAGCCGACCCCGTTTAACGCTCTGGCCAAGTCCTCGTCCATGTCGGCCAGAAGACGAAGCCCCTTATGGATTGCTGTAATCTGTTCGGGCTTGAGTGTTTCGGCTATAGCCTGAAGTTTATCCTGCGTTGTTCCTTCCGTAGCGGCCCGGTGGCGCGTGGGGATAACCGGGGTTTCCGGTTCCTCCTTCATCCTATCTAGGGCGCGGTCTATGATTTCCTGTTTCTCAATCAGCACCTTTGCCATGCGTGCGCTGAGTGAGCCTTCCAGTACCAAGTGCTGCACCAGAACGCTATCGGTTTGGCCGATTCTGTGGCAGCGGTCCTCAGCCTGCGTCATGTTCCCCGGCACCCAATCCAGTTCCGCAAAAATTACATGGGCGGCTGCGGTTAGGGTGATCCCGACGCCGGCGGCTTGAATGTTCCCGACGAAAACCCGGCATTTCGGATCGGATTGAAACCGATCCACATTGTCTTGCCGTGTCTGCATCGGTGTATCCCCGGTCAGTTGCACCGCGTCGATGTCCTCGGCTTTCATGGCGTCCATAATCGCTTTAACTACATCTTTGTGGTGCGCCATTACAACAATCTTGCCGCCGCCGTCATTGAGTGCCTGTATGATGTGCTGGCAGGCGTAAGGCACGGTTGCCATCGCGGTATCGTGTCGAAGTTTGCTCATTTCCGTAAATGCTGCAGTGGCGGCGGTCCTAAGCATTAAAACGGCGGCTTCGTATTCTTCCTTACTCCCGGCTTTGGCAAGTTCTGCCTGGACACGTAAGTTTTCGATTTCGCTTTCCTGCCGTTCCCAGGCTTCCATTTCGCGGGCGACATATTCGCTTGCTCCGTTCGCCGGGATTTCGATGATGCAACGGCGTTTCGCGGGAAGCTCCGTCAGTACGTCGGCTTTCAGACGCCGGATCATGATGTTTTCTCGTAGCGAGTCTTGTAATTGATCGAGATGACTGGACCCGGTAAAATCCCATCCAAATCGCGTCTGGTGTCCCGCGCAGAACCGGATGGCGTACTGGAAAAAGTTCTTGAATTTATCCGGCGCAAGCCAGTGGAAAAGTCCGTAGCCTTCTATCGGTCGGTTGGGGATTGGCGTGCCGGTAAGTGCAACCTTGCGGCGGGCCTGTATGCCTGGCGTCGGTTCGCACTTGGCCTTTTTCGCGGCGTAGTCATCAATTCCGAAAACCACTTTGGAACGGCGGGCGTCTTTCGATTTCAGGTAGTGCGCTTCGTCCGTGATAACTAAATCCCACGTGGTGCCGTATAATTTCTCGACGTGTTTGTGGAGTACGTCGTAATTGATGATGGTAATGTCAGTGTTTTCCGGCCAATCGGTTCCGTTCACGATTCCGATAGTGCGGGGCGTGATTAGCCAGCGATCCATTTCCCGCTTCCAGTTCAGCCGGAGACTGGCAGGGCAAACCACCAAAATTCTCTTGATGCTGGTATCGGCGTTGACGATGCCGATGGCCTGAATTGTCTTCCCGAGGCCCATTTCATCACCAAACAAAACATTATTACGGCCAAGCGCAGCTGCTATCCCCGCCCGCTGGTACGGGAGATACGTCAACCCTTCAGGGCACGGTAAGTCAACGTTGGCCGTTGCGGCTCGTGATGCTTCGATGCGTTCGGCCTTGGCTGCGGTTTTGGCGGCGACTTCTGCGATGATTGTGTCGGTGTCGCTGAGTTTGGCGGCGATGGCTGCGTCCGTGGTATACCAATGTTTCCGCGCCGCATCCCAACGGAATCCGGCACCTTTCGGTATTTCCCTCTGATCGTAGCTGCATCGGGCGACAAATCGGTTGTCGATCTTATCGACTCTGATTGCTGTTCCCATGTCCACTATTATTGCTCCAATTGCGGCACGATGCAAGCGGAAAATTAGCGTCCGGTGATCGTCCGTCCAGATATTGATAATTGTTGGCTGGCGTATGGTTAGGAAGTATCCGGCGTCCGGTGTTCGTCCGGTGAGTATTTTTCGGTTGCATTTTATCCGCAATGTGCTACGCTTGCGGTATGGCGAAATCAAAAGAGGCCGCAGAGGCCGTAAAATTCTCCCTGTTCCTTTCCCCGGACGTGCATCATGCTTTACGGATGGCGGCAGCTACGGATGCCATGTCCATGACGCAAAAGGCCCAATCGTTACTGCGTGATCTACTGCTTCCGGCAAAAAAGAAACCCGTTCGGTAGGTCGTTTTTTGTTGCGTTTGTGCCGCAACCAGAGTAAAATAATAGCAGGAGTTGGGTGGCATGAAAAAGGCGGCAAGCCGCAGGACGCGAATGGTATCGCGTTCGATTCAGCCGGTGACAATCGTTGAGCCTGAACCTCGTAAGATGGTCGAAGTGACTCGGTCATTCAGTTTCAAGCTGAATCTGGGCAATTACGAATCGGCGGATTTCTTCTGTTCGCAAAAGGCTCAATGCTCGCCAGAACAGGTCGATGAGGTGAGCCGAGACTTGTACGAATTCTGCATCGACCAAGTACAACAGGCAATCAAGGATTTCAAAGCACGCCGCGCAAAGGCACGGCAGGGAAGGGATAAAAAGGTAAAGGTATGGCAATCGTAGCAACTAAAGGCGCGAATTATCCGGTCTGCCCGAATGGTTCGCACATGGGAATCTGTATTGATGTTGTGGATCTTGGTATGGTCAAGTCCACGTATGGCGACAAGACCAAGACACAGCATAAGATTCGCATCATCTGGCAGACGGGTGAACTGCGGGATGATGGGAAGCCTTTTCAGGTTAGCAAGCGGTACACTCTGAGTCTGCACGAGAAATCGACGTTGCGTAAAGACCTCGAATCGTGGCGCGGGCGTCCGTTCACCGATGGCGAGTTGGAAGGGTGGGACGTTGAATCTGTTCTTGGCGCGGGGGCGATGCTTTCCGTGGTCCAGAACGCCAGCAATGGTAATATTTACGCCAATGTCGCCGCGATCATGAAGCCGCCGAAGGGGATGCCGCTGCCGGAACGCGATATGTCGTATGTGCGGGTTCAGGACCGCCCGACTGATGCGGAAGCGCAACCGGGTCCGGATTTGGGTGAATGGCAGGCCGACGATGACTCTGTTCCGTTTTAACCACGATGAGCACGCGAAAGACGAGGATTGACAAGGGCGTGCCGAGGGTTCCGAAGGCGACCATGCGGGAAATAATTCTGGACCAGTACACGGCCCTGACTCCTGAAGATCAGGACCGTGTACTGGAAGATTGCTCGCTGATTCGGCGCACGATGCGGTTGACAAGGCCATGTGACGAAAATCGTCCAGACGGCGCGGTGCCGATTCCGTTGGGCGAACGCGATTCTGGATAGGGGAGGGTTGACAAATGCAGTTAATCGAAACATGCCCGCACGATCTGAGGGTGATTCACCGGTTCCCCGATGGACGTATTTATCGGGAGGAAATCATGCGCGATGTGAAGGCGGTTGAGGCGGAACCGGGTCCAGCCGGGACTACGTTCTGGTTTTGGCAGAGCAGGGAAGCTCCGGTTCTGCTTGCTGGCCACTCGTATGCCTTTGGCGAGATCACACTGGAGATTGAAAGTGTCTAATTCGCTTACCCTTTACGATATTGAGCGCGGGCTCGCTGAAGCATTAGCGGCCCGCGATGAAGCCAAGACGCCGGAAGAATTGTCGGCGGCGGAATTGGCATTATCGGTGTACGCCGATCAGGAGTTGAAAAAGGCCGATGGTTACATCAATACCATCAAGGCGATGGAGGCGGCGGTGGAGTATCGCAAGGCCGAGCGGGATCGGCATGGACTCGCGGCAAAGCGCATTCAGTCCAGTGTCGATTGGCTCAAGCAGCACGCCTTGGCGGTCATGCAGGAATGGGGCGTCCGAAGGATTGAAGGGCGCACCGCCGGCACGTTGTCAGTCAGGGCGAATGGTGGGCCGCAGCCGTTGATTGTGCAGGAGGAAATTCTTCCTTCTGAGTACAAGTTGGTCACGATCACGTTACCCCAATCGGAATGGAATCACATCCTAGACGATACATCGTGGGATATACATTTCCGGCAGAATGGCGTCGTGGCTGATAACGGAGAAATCAGGCGTTGCCTTGATGCGGGCGGCGATGTGCCGGGAGCGCATTACGGGGAGCGCGGGGAAAGTTTGCAAGTGAAGTAAAAGGATTGGTCTTAGCTGTTTTTGGCATGGCGTGGCAAGTCAAGGAGAAGTAAAAAAAAGTTTGCAGAACAGGTTCCGGCTAATTCAAAACGGGCGGTGCTGCCAGTTGCGGTATAGATGATAAAGCAATTTGGAAGACTCAGCACCGTCCGAAGCCGGTTAAGACTTACATGAGATTACCAACTAAGGCACCTTTCATTGGGAATTATATACTTGACTCCCGCGTGGGAGTCATCTACAATTGAAGTATGAGCAAGTCCACGATATCCACTTTTCAGTTGTTCGCGCGGTTCCCCGATAACGAATCGGCGCGGGTCTATCTCGAAGCCCGGTTGTGGCCAACTGGAGTCACCTGCCCCGACTGCGGCGGGATGGATCGCATCACAACCCGCAAGGATGGGTTCTATCGCTGCAACGCTTGCGGCGACTTCGATTTCACGATTCGGACGAACACAATCTTTGAGCGGTCGAAAGTCCCGCTGAATAAGTGGCTGTACGCCATGTACTTGGTTGTCACGGCCCGCAAGGGAATCTCTTCGATGCAGTTGGCGAAGGAAATCGGCGTTACACAGAAAACCGCGTGGTTCATCCTTGGCCGGTTGCGGGAAGCGTGCTCGTCGCCTGACAATATCGACAAGTTGAAAGGCGTCATCGAGATCGACGAAGCGTTCTTTGGTGGCAAGGAAAAGAACAAGCACGAATCGAAGAAACTGAAGGCTGGACGCGGAGCGGTCGGCAAGGTCGCCGTCCTCGGAATGCGGGAGCGTGGCGGTCGGACGCGGGCCAGTGTAACCGAGGTCCGCACGCTGGACGCGATCCACGGCGAGATTCACGCCAACGTGGAAGTGGGAAGCCAACTCTACACCGATGACCACATGGTATTCAACGATCTGGACGGCCTGTTCTATTCGCATGAGAGCGTCAACCACAGCGCCGGGGAGTATTCGCGCGGTGCTGCCAACACGAACTCGATTGAATCGGTCTGGGCGGTTCTGAAGCGCGGGATTCACGGCGTTTACCATCAGGTGTCACCGAAGCATCTGCACCGATACATTGACGAATTTACGTTCCGGTTGAACGAGGGCGACGTGAAGCGCCATACCATGCGGCGGCTGGAATCGTTCATCGACGCCATTGTCGGCAAGCGGTTGACATATGCCAGACTCATCGCGCCAGAGGTACAGGCGTGAATGCCAGCCTACTACAACGAATTCGACGCCAAGAAAGCGGCATGGCTACGGGAGCTCATATCGCGTGGCCTGATAGCGCCGGGGGAAGTCGATGAGCGGTCAATTGTCGATGTTCGGCCCGATGACCTCAGAGGATTTACCCAATGCCATTTCTTCGCCGGAATCGGCATCTGGAGCCACGCCCTGCGACTCGCCGGATGGCCAGATGAAAGAGAAGTCTGGACCGGCTCGTGCCCCTGCCAGCCATTCAGCGCGGCCGGCAAAGGCGAAGCGTTCGACGACGAAAGGCATCTTTGGCCAAAGTGGTTTCCACTCATCGAAGCACGAAGACCTGTCGTTTGCTTTGGGGAACAAGTTGCGTCCATTGACGGACTCGCTTGGCTCGACCTTGTTCAGTCTGACCTGGATGACGCGGATTACACCTGCGGGGCGGTCGATCTCTGCGCTGCGGGCGTCGGAGCCCCTCACCGAAGGCAGCGTCTTTATTGGGTGGCCGACGCCGAACACGCCGAGCGGTGGCCCGAACAGCAAGAGCACGGCAACACATACGGGGGGAATGGACCTGGACGGCGCGGCGACTCTCGCGGGATGGGCGACACTGGCATCTTGGCCGATAACCAGAGCAATAGACGGAGAAAAGGGGCAACGGACGGAAGCCGGTTTAGCGGCAGAGATAGCACGGAAGGGTCACTTGGACGAACTGCCGAGTATTGCGCAACTCGCGGGGTGGAAGACGCCCTGCGTGCCGAACGGTGGCCGGATCAGCGGAAACACGGAGGATCTCGGGAAGCATCGGGACGGGACGAAAGCGCAGATCGGGTTGGAGAACAAAGCAAAACTGAGTGGTTGGACGACGCCTCGGCCAACGGACGAAAACATGGCGATAGATGCCCAGTTAACGGCTTTTGGCGACGGGCCGATTGGGTTCTTACTCGGCCCCAACGGGTGGGAGATCGTCCCGGCCTCAGGCCAGTTGAACGCAGCTCATTCCCGCTGGCTCATGGGACTCCCGCCCGCGTGGGACGACTGCGGGGTTACGGCGATGGCATCGTCGTCCAAGCGGCCAAAGGCTTCATTGAAGCGTACAGGAGCATAACCGAATGACCAATACCCCCAAAGAGTTAGACACGATAGCTGATGTGGTGCTTCGCTATAAACCGCGCCCGAAGACAAAAGCGTCAAAACGGCGGGCGAAGCGAACGAGGCAACGCGATGAAAAGAAAGGTTAACGGGAGTCAAGTATATAATTCCCCTTTCATTTATATTCGGTTTTCGGCCTGTTCCATGCTTCATTCGGTTGGCCGGGGATGGGACGCCC